GTTTGTAGCACTGTGTAATATCGCGCGGGAGTTTATTAGAGATAACTAAATTATGGCACAAGCACCAAAACCACCAAGAACTAAAATAGTATCTGCTCTTTCCCAGGATGAGATTAAGACAGTAGAGCCTGGAGGTGGGTTTCCAGTAGCTGATAACGTGGCGGTGAGGGAGCGGATAGATAAGGAGCAGGATACCCAGACATTCTTCAATGACATATTTACTATGGCAGATGAGGTGAGGAAGCCTCGAGAACAAGTTTACCGTATCGGGTGGGATCTCTATAATGGAGTCTATGATTGGAGCTCTAAAGACTGGTGGCAATCCAAGGCAAACTTTCCTCTCGTGCGTGAATCAGTTGACAGAGCAGTCGCGGCCTACCGTAATGCCCTCCTGAAAATTCGCACGTTCTATGCAATTGAGTCTGAGTCTAAACTAGGCTATGAGAAGGGCCAGTTTACCGTGATGCTCATGGACTACTGGTTTGACCAGGTTCATGTAGTAGATGCCCTAGTAGACTCATTTAAGCTTGGCCTCATTACAGGTGTAAGTGCGCTGAAGATTTGGTGGGAATTAGTCAGGGAGCCTGAGCCCAGAGTCAGCCTTCAGGATGGGGATAATGAGATCGCTCTAGAATACAAGGATGTGAGGAAGGGTAAACTAGGGTTTCGTGCTCTAGACCCATTCAATGTCTGGAAAGTTCCATGGACTGGAGGAAGGATAGAGCGTACCGTCTCGACCATTGCTGAGATCCAGGCAATGATAGAGGATGGAGTCTATGAGGACAAGTTAGATGAGGTCAAAGAGCACATCTCTGAGGCAGGCAAGGAAAATGAGGAAGCTAGACGAAAAGGAGAGTCCCCTCCAAAAAGCTCCAAGTACATCAGACCAGTTGAGCTCTTCCACTACTGGGGGGACTTTTATAATGACGAGGGGATGGTCATTGAGTCAAATATTAGATTTACAATGGCGGGCAAAGATATTGTACTTAGGGAGCGACAACCGAATCCACTATTACATAGAAAGAGTCCCTATGTCATCGGGACCCCCTACCCAGTTCCATTCTCAGACTATAACAGAGGAATGGTGGAGGACATCGCTGAACTGGCCAAAAAAATAGTAGAGCTCTCAAATCTGATAGTGGATGGGGCACTCTTCGATGCGATTAAGGCCTTCGTAATCAATATAGACGCCCTTGAGGACCCTACAGAGGCAAAAGATGGGGTATACCCAGGTAAAGTATTCACCTCAAAGCTATCTCAGGTCCCTCCTGGCACTAAAGTCGTTGAGACGGTGGATGTAGGTAAGGTGCCTACGGAGGCAATGGCTGCTAGGGCAATGCTAATGGATGGCTACCAGAGTGGAAGCTCAATTACTGAATTTATCGCTGGGAGATCGGGTAAGGGTGATAAGACCTTGGGTGAGGTAAGTATAAAGACCTCGCAGGCAATGGAGGTGATTGATGAGTCTGCCAGAAATCTTGAAACTACTGTTATCGAGCCGGCACTGGAATTATCTTCCAAGACGATTTACCAATTTCACCAAAATTACCTCATCCCACGCCTTGCAGAGAATTTTCCTCAGACTGCTTTCCTTCTTCAAGATCTTACGCCTATAGAACGCTATGTCACGATGATTAGTGACATGACCTTCAAAGCGCGAGGCATGAGCGTGTTGCTAGATCGCCAAGCATCTATGGATCGTATCATTTCTGGGTTAACCCTGATGTCCCATATTCCTGGGCTCCTGGAGCGGCTGAACGTAGACGGATTCCTCGAGGAGATCGTTCAAGCCTTCGGGTGGAACCAGAATAAATTGCTCCTTAACCCAGCTACACCTAATGTCCAGACCTTTGGGCCAAATGGGATAGCAGTCCAATCAAGTCCGCTGATTGCGAATCCTGGAGATGGTAGTGGTAATACGCCTGCGGAACAATTTAGTGCACAGCAAGGAGGGATTACAGGTGGCGCAACGAACAATCCAGTCGCGGCTGGCCAAACTGCATCAAACAACAATAGAGGAAATGCAGCGATTCAAGGCCTACTTCAGCTTCTCCAAGGAAGTGGAGGCCAAGCTTAATGAAGCTGGTAAATTGTCTAAGGGTAAGCGTGGTGACACTATTACTTCTAGTAAGTTGCAACGCGTCGCCCCCAATAAGCGTAAATAAGAACATCTATGTAATCATAAATGGGGAGGATGGAAAGGCTGGCTCTGCCTTCACTAATCCAGTGAGTGTGGAGATAACTTACACTACTACCTCGACTAGCGCAGCCGATGTGACTGCAGACCAGGAAGGCACTCTCAAGCTTCCAGCGAGGTAACTTAGATTATGCCAGCTGCATTTGATAGATGCCAAGCATTACGAGGTAAAATAAGAACGGTGACGTCTGGCCCAAATAAAGGTAGACTCATATGAATACCACCTAAAGGAGGCCATCCCGTGTTGGGTGGTAAAAGGGGACATAGAGCTAAATCTAAAAGGAGGTAGTATGCCTAGACACCCTAAGAAGAAAGCTAAGGCTAAAGCTAAAGGTAAGAAAAAGATGATGGATAAGAAGAAAAAGAAAGGTCGTTAGGAGATCAGATGAAACCACCTCAAGAACCATTGGATGGGGATGCTATCCTCAGAGTCTATGAGAAGGCTGGCCAGGCGGTAGGCTTAGAGACCCTAGTCAAAGGTCTCGGTCCAGTTCTTGAGGTGGAATTTAATAGACTGATGGTTGAGTTTAGGGATGCTCCTCCTGATTTAGCAACTTTGCTGAATTTCAGGGCGAGTTTGTGCCAGAGTTGGCATCTCTTAACTGAACTAGAGCAGGCATGGAAGCTCAAACGCCCAGCAATTGAGACTATGCAGAAGATGTTTAATAAAGGACGTGGGGCGGGAACCAGGTAAGTTCGACTCTGCTGAGGCTCTAGAGACAGGATATCTGGAGTTAGAGAATGCGTATCACGAGAACACACAGAAAATCTCTGAATTAAGTGAGGCGGTGTCTACATTGGTACAAAACAGTAAAGCACAAGGTGGAGAGGGTGGAGGAAATAGTAGTGATTATTTGCCCCCTGATCCAAATGCAGGTAGTGGAGTAGATGCAAACTCTTTCTGGGCTAATCCCCAGGGAGTGCTAGATCAGAGGGATCTCAAAATTAAGCGGGAAGTTGTGGGGGTGCTGGCAGATACCCTGGGAAGTTACTTCGATACCCAGGATTGGAAGTCCAGCAATCCAACCCTCCTGAAGCACGAGCGGATTGTTATGTCTTTCCTTAATGAGACAGATAAGAGCAAGCCAATGAAGGACCGTCTTACAGTCGCAACACAGAAGACTCGAGAATACCTGAAAAGCATTGGCATAGGTGATACAACCGATGCCGGTGGCCCTCCAGCAAATACTCAGATAATTGAAGGCCCAACTGGGAGGCAAGTAGTAGCTAGTCCTCTCCCAGCAGGAGCTCCAGGGGGACCAGGCACAGAAGTCCTTACGGACCAGACTCGCCTGAGTACCCTAAATGAGTTCATTAAAGAGAGATTGAATCAGAGAGTCAAAGTAATGGGCTAAAGTTCTAGAGTAGTGCTGGAATCCATGGGTCTCTTCCTCTAACCTCATTTGAGAGGAGACTCAGAAATGGCTGGTCAAACTTGGCAAGTAGACAGTGAGGGTGGTTTTCTAGCGAATCCCCCACTGTCTCAAAAACTTCGTCAGGCTAGCCAACCGATGTTCAGGTTCAGGCAGTTCACCAGGATAGAGCCAGGGTTCGGGAAGAATCAGGGTGACACGCTGGACTTCGATAAGGTTGGTAATATTCAAACCCAAGGTGGGAAGTTCTCTGAGCAGGAGAATATTCCCGAGAGCAAATTCCTCGTAAAGAAAAGTTCACTCATTATGGACCAGTATGGGAATTCGATTCCTTACACTGGCAAGCTTGAAGCCCTGAGTGAATTCGACCCACGAAATCCTACCCAAATCGCCCTGCGTAATGACCAGTTTAAGGTCATGGATAAGGCAGTGGCTGATGAGCTGAAAACTGGAAATCTCATCTTTATTCCTACATCACCAACTGCGAGTACCTGGGATACTGACGGGACGCCTTCCACTGCATCTGTAGGTAACATCACGATGGTCCACATCAAGGACATTGTAGATGCGATGAAGGTAGGCGTGTTTGGATCGACTGTCCTTAGACCAGTGCCTACCATGCCTGATGGGAACTATGCGTGTATCGCCTCGGTGAAGTTCCTGCGTGGCATCAAGGACGACCCTGAGTTCCAGGAGGTCGCAAACTACGCAGCGCCTGAGATGCGTCTCAGTGGCGAAGTAGGGCGCTCAATTTACGGAGTGAGATTCATTGAGACCAATAATACGAATGCTCTCTCCAATGGTGTGGGTGGTGCAAGTGCTCTTGGTGAGGCCATCTTTATTGGGGATGATGCTATCATGGAAGGTGTAGCAATTCCTGAGGAGATGAGGGCAAAGGTGCCTGGAAACTATGGTCTGGATAAGGGTCTTGCTTGGTACTTC